AGCCATGTAGCGCCGTTTTCAAACCCACCATTGTGATACTTTTCCCAGCCGTCTTGAATTTGCCGAGGAAATCCACGTAATTTCCGCTTGCGCTCGTCATCCAACATACCATCAAAATACCGCAGATCAAACGCTACCTCGTAGCAGTTATTCCTACGGCCAATAATTCTTACATATTCAATAGGAAGAGAGATAACTACCGTGTTGACGCCAGCAGAGTTGATATCAGTAATGCCATTGATATCCGCATCCGTCAGCGCCAACCTCCGCTCTACAGGAATAGTGCGGGTTTCCATGTACCCTACATACATTCCTTCGTTGGCATTATGAAAAACAGCGTCACGAATCACCTCTTTGTAGCGCATAGAACGAAGAACACTATTCATCCGATCAGCATTAGTGCGATAGCCTTTACGTTGACCACCGGACTTTTTGGGTCTTGCCGTCACAATGTAATCCAGAGAGTGAAGACTTGTCAGGGCGTCAATCGCAGTGCCAACCGTCCCATTGGAGTAATACGCCCAACGTGCCCACTGACGCAGCTCAGTAATGTATCTCATAGGTTCTTGCGCCATTCTGATAATCTGCTCCGTAGAATATGGTGCTGTCTTAGAGCTTCCACAACCGACCGCATTCAAATAGGCCGCTCCGAGTTGAGTGTTGAACTCATGTAAAACTGCTTCCACTGTAGAGGAAATCGCATTCTGCTCAGTAGTATCTCTTGGATGATTTTCCCCGCCTGTCAGTCTGGTCAGCCATGACCGAAATCTTGATTCACCTGCCATAAATCTTCACCTCCTTAATTGTAAAATGTTACATATTCGTATTCTGAACTATCCGAAAATAGATCCTGCTCCAAAAGCTCAATGAAATAGTTGCCATAAGATACCGAAGTATACCGGTCTTTCCGTGCTCCAGACCGTTCTTCAATTTTAATAAGCCCAGTTTGATTTTGCACCGTATACTCCAGCCCAATCATTTCATTGATTAGTGCTACAGTTTCCAAGAAAGGACGCTCATAAAAAAGCTGAGTTTCGACATCTGCTGTCTCATAGTCCGGAACAATTCGCTGTAGTTCCTCCACACCCTCTTGATTGGGCACCATTAGCTCAATCATTTTACTGTTGAGTGTATTTTTCATACATACAGCGATTTTACTGTTCGTTTCCAACTGGGCTTTAATAGAGTAAACTACTTCTTTCTGACCGGCAATTACGATACGAGATCTTAGGTTATCGTCGTTCATGCACGACCAAGGCTCATATTCTACATTGCGTTCTACATCATATAGAACCTTCGCTAAGGCATCGTAAATAGCAATACCTGCATTTCTGGTATCCAATACACAGTAGTCCGCATCAAAGTCTGTAAATAGTTGTTTGATCCGAATGGCCTGCTTGGTTGTTTCAAATTCCGTTTGAGGTTCCATATACACCACTTGCCGGCGATACCCTTGCTTAACTTCAATGTGTTCTCCGTTCACATCAGAAGTCTTGTATTCCATACTTTCTGGCAAAGCACGAATACAAGAGAAAATAGAGTTATCGTTGCTGTCTCCCCCCTCAGTGGCAATATCACAAGATATAATACGGATTTCTCCTTGCTGCCGAGGAATAGCATAGAGATTTCTTGCCCGCATCAAAACATCCTCGTTTTTCCGTGGATAGAATGGACGTTTTAGGCAACGGTTCTTATTCAACATCTCGTAAGTAAAGTAAGCGTGGGCGTTTTCGGCAATCATTTGGTTTTCGTACTCGATTGCCCATGCTACACTATCCAGTTTGTTCCGTTCTTTGATAAGGAACGCCCTTGGTTTGATTGCGTGTTTCAACGAAATGCTATAATCCATGCCAATCAGAATAGCAGAATCTTTTTTCAACATATCTTTCACGATGATCTTCATCTGATCCCACATCCAATGGTTTTTATACCATGCAGAACTGATATAGACCTCTTTCGGCTCCTCGATCAAAGAACTGTATTCCTCATACTTCAAAATACATGGAACCTGCCGCACATATAGAAAAGGAGAGAGAACGGTATCAATTATGTTTTTCAGAATCATACGGAACTCTTCATAAATCATTACAGTCGCACGGTGTCCACGAGCATTGTCATTGGCCGGCACCACAATAATAGAGCTTCCATTATGGAAGAAAACCTCAATTTCATTCTGATTATCACGGATGCGCTCAATCTCCGCCTGCAACAACGGAGATCGAGGTAGAATTTCCTTCTGGATTTTCTCAGACACAATCAGCTTTGCCTGTCCCTTCGTGGCTGAAGCTACGACGATTTTCGCACCTGGTCGCAAAATTGCTTCCTTACAAGCATAAATCGCAATGATAAAGGATTTTGCGGCACTCCGCGCTGCAACCAGACAAATACTTGGAAAGATATCCATTAGAAACAAGATAATGTGTTGATAAAGGTGAAGAGTAATCCCAAAATAATACTGTACGAAACGGCTTGGGTTTCTTCTCCAAAAGGTAATCCAATCCATTAGTTTCTGTACTCTATGGGGATCTCCCAGATAGTTTGAGGATGAAAAATGCTCATGTACATGACGCTGCCGTTCATCCATAACTTTTTCGTAATTCATGCTCACTCCTCCGATCCAGACAGGTTAAACTCCTTATCCATTTCTTTGGAGCCAGTTAAAAGGTTGTTGAGTGGCCGTAACATGAACCTTTGAATGTACTCTTTTAGATGGTCATAATCAGCATAAATCGCCTTATCCTTATAGAAGTCAGCCGGACAATGTTCCTCAATATCCCGAATCATCACACCCAAAGGACTGAGCTGCATTTCTGCTTCTGCTTTCTTCTTACGATCTTCAATCTCCGTTGTGGCCGCTTCGATAAACGCCTTGTAGGAATTTGCAAGAGCACCAACACCTGCCGCACTATTTTTCACACTGTTTTGTAAATTCAGCTTCAAATAGCAGATGGAAACATAAAGCTCATCCTGTCGTTTATCCCCAGGCGCACCACAGCGATCTACCCAGCTGTCATATTCTCCTTGCAGGGTATCATAATCACCATCAGAGAATCCCAATCCAAATCTGCGGATCACCTCGATATTAGTTGTAATATCGTCATTGTCCTCCGCCTCTTGTACAGTCGCAGCATTTTCAACCTCAGCCTCAAAGCGCCTGATTAGCGTATCGGAATATGTGGACTCTTTGCTGCTCTGCTTAATATTCAGCTTAGAGATATATCCACTCATGCGATTGCGATTGGCACTGATTTTTCGTGAAGCGGCCCATGCTGTTTCGTCCACACATAGATCAATAATCTGACACACACGCTCCATTGCAGAATCCTCATCCTTATCAAAGAACGGGATATTCTCTTCAAACATTTCTGCCACGCATTTACGACAGTAAACTACATAACCGTTGTTCCCCTTAAACAGTGGGGACTTAGAAGGAGAAAAATTCCCCTCTTGCTTTGTGTACTCATGGCCGCAGCGTGGACAGCGATATACCCTATCCTCAACAACACGCGGCTCGGCCTCGCTCGGTTTTGCATCCTTATTCACTTTCAAAGGAGCAGGTTTCTTTAGCTGTTTCTTTGCCGCCATACTGCGACCTCCCTTCTTAATATGACAAAACCTCGGAAATCCGAAGATCCCGAGGTTTTTTTAGTCGTTATAGTATTTTGCTGGTGCGCCTAAAGGGACTCGAACCCCCGGCCAACTGGTTAAAAGCCAGCTGCTCTACCAACTGAGCTACAGGCGCATATATAAGGGTGGGTAGGGTCTGTGTGGCCGTATCCCACTGGCCTACCCTCACTGATACGGGTGCAAAACATACTTTTTCAGGCTCTCGAAGTCCCGTTGGGGTATGTTAGCCCGCCGCGCTCCTGATCGGCTATGCCGCTTTGCTTACAGCGTTTAGGTTATCTATCGCGTTTTGCCTGCGCCGGAATTTCACCGGAGGGAGCGACCCCTATGCTACCCACACTCGGTCAATTTTTATTTTACCGACGTGTCAGAACCGTCACACGTCATCCAGGGTAGAGGTGTGCCTTTTCAGGCTGGTGGGTTGAGAAGGTAACGATCCTTCATCCTACGGTTTTTCAGACCGTCGCTCAGACCTCATAAGCCATCAACCCATATATGCGCATTTTTGTTTAACGGTAATCACAGGTCAGCGCATAAGACCACCGCCCGTTTCGTAGGGGTAACGCCTTTTCGTACCGTTTATCATAGGGTCGTTAGAAAATGGTAAATATCAACACATCCCGTTGGCGACGGAGGTGGGATTTGAACCCACGGACGGCTCATCACCGCCTCCAGTTTTCAGGACTGGTGCCATCAACCACTCGGCCACTCCGCCATTTGAACCCGACCTTGTTTTAGTTGCATATCGGGTAGCAACAAACACTTGTGGTAGGGGAGGTGGGAATCGAACCCACTCAGCCCGAAAGCAACGGATTTACAGTCCGCCCCAGCTCTCCAACTCTGGCGCTCCCCTATATAAATTGCATAAGTGACTCCACTCCCAGCCTCACCACACACCTTTACGCTGTGCCATATTTCAGCCTTTCTATCGGGGAGCAGGGGGATTAGTGTTTCCCATCTGAGTCTACCAAGGTATTTCGATGTACATGACATCCGTTGCACATATCCACGCTTCCGCAGTTACGTGGCTGTTGCCATCTGTGTGCGGCTATGGCCTGTGCGCAGCTTCCGCAACGCCCTCGATAGTACAACGCTACCTAACCGCTCTTTCTTTTATGCCCAGTCACTCCCTCACAGGAGGCCACCTTGGATTACGACCGCCACTCACAGCCGTGATATGTTATCTCAATCGGGCAAATATGGAGCTGGTGCAGGGACTCGAACCCAGAACCCACCGCTTACAAAACGGTTGCTCTACCATTAGAGCTACACCAGCAAATGGAGCTGACGCAGAGACTCGAACTCTGAACCCGCTGCTTACGAAACAACTGCTCTACCATTGGAGCTACGTCAGCATGGCAGGGGCCGAAAGATTTGAACTCTCACCAAAAGTTTTGGAGACTTTCATGCTACCGTTACACCAGACCCCTATATGGCGACCTCGGCGGGTTTCGATCCCGCTACCTCCAGCGTGACAGGCTGGCGCTCTTCCGATTGAGCTACGAGGCCATTTTACTTATCCCAAGGTATTTTATCATCTAAATCCAGGGGAGACTTCGCTGTACTAATTTGTTCATATCCGTCTTCAACCTTGCGCCATAAAGTAAACCGCATCCTTTCCAGACATTGAGTTATGAAATATTCCTGTCCGGTTGTCGTAATACAATGAACACCAGTCCCATTCTCAGAAGAAGGAAATTTTCTCACGATTTTCGGTTTATTATCAGCAGATCCTCTTGCCATAGCTACTCCTCTTTTTGGTGATGCCGGAGAGATTTGAACTCTCAAACTCCGCCTTGAGAGGGCGGCGACTCTACCAATTCGTCCACGGCACCAAGTATGGTACTCCCAGCGAGGCTCGAACTCGCATTACCGGCTTGAAAGGCCAGCCTCCTATTCCAGTTAGAGGATGGGAGCATATATTAAGATGTGGGCGAGGATTTGCACCTCACATAACCCAGCCAGAGCTGGAGTCCTCCGGTTGTATCGTCTTTGTCAAACGCCGCACAGCTCTCCACCACTGTCTTACGACTCCATAGCGTCTACCTATTCCGCCACCACATCTTTGGCAGGGGTGGCTGGAATCGAACCAACGATGCGGGAGTCAAAGTCCCGTGCCTTACCATTTGGCGACACCCCTAAATCGCTATTGTATTTTTCTCAGAAATATGGTATAAACTTCTTGTAGCAAACTTTATAAGGAGGCGTAACCATGGCTGAGGAAAAGAAAACCGTTACTCGTAGGAAACGCACACCGGAACAACGTATCAAGGACATCGACGCCCAGATCGCAAAGCTACAAGCAGAAAAAGCAGAGCTTGAAAAGCCAATCAAAATCCAACAGATCCTGGCAAAAGCATCCGATATGTCTCCCGAAGAAATCGCTGAAAAGCTCGGTATTGAGCTGTGATTTCTCTCCCCGCCGAAAGGCGGGGTTTCTTTATGGAGATACCGATAGGATTTGAACCTACGATCCTGGGGTTGCGGCCCAGAGCCTTACCAATCTTGGCTACGGTATCATAACGGGCCTAACAGCGTGTATCGTTGCCTTATGCAATCACTGTTTCCACTCTGAATAGAGCGTGTCAGGGTTTCTGGTTTTCCCTCCGCCTACTATAAACCCTTGTTCGGCTTGGTGCTGGTGGTGGGACTTGAACCCACACGCCATTTCTGGCAACAGATTTTGAGTCTGCCTCGTCTGCCATTCCAACACACCAGCGTGTTTCCTACGGAGCACATTTTGGGTTGTCAATTAAAAGTTGATTCCAAAAAAAAGTTGCTGTTAGTGCTCCAATGGTAGGGATAGTGGGAGTCGAACCCACACGCGAACTGCGTCGGAACCTAAATCCGGTGCGTCTGCCAATTCCGCCATATCCCCATAAAACCATCCAAGGCAATCTGATCGTCACCAGTTGCAAGGAGCTGCGGCCAGCTCCACATGGCTGGTAATATCCCACTTGGCTCTACGTTCACTAACGGTTTGTGGGCAACCAACAGGTATTTTTCCCTGCTCCCATCCCTCCACTATTTGCTAAAGATGCCAGGGGAGCCGGCACCTATCATCATATCTGCCAAAGTAGAGAAGTCACAGATATAATAGATTGGAGTGAGAAACGGGACTTGAACCCGCAACATCCGACTTGGAAGGACGGCGCTCTACCAGTTGAGCTATTCCCACAAATTGACCTACTCACACCGTAGGACATGGTGCCAACTCTCTGCTGTTGGGACGCAGCGGTTTCGCTTGAAACCTGCTAAAAGTTTTCACTGCCAGATTGTGAACATTTCTATTCCCCATTCAGTTTACAGTCTCCGCTCTGTTTGTGGGGTGGGCATGGTGGCGGGAGTGGGACTCGAACCCACGAGCACCAACTTATGAGGATGACGAGATGACCGCTTCTCTATCCCGCTATATGTTGGCAGTTCTAAAAACAGCACCGATGTAGACATCAGTTGCCTGTAAACTCTCTGCCATGTTTTGAGCTACTGGCTGGCAGGGTGGGACTCGAACCCACGACCCTCTGATTAACAGTCAGATGCTACTGCCATCTGAGCTACCCGCCAATACTTAGGCTACGAGACGCGAAAAAAATGGAGGTGGTTATCCTTGTCGGACTTAAAAAACATTTGATAGAATATTTTGAAAATTTGCTGTGCGCGTCTCACAGGACACTTTTTTTCTTTTTTACCTTAAAAAATTATAAATTGCTGTTAGTGTCCCTATGTATGGTGGAGCCGAGGGGATTCGCACCCCTGTCCGAAATTCCTACATGAGCAAGACCTTCTTACACAATAGACGATTTTCCAGCGATGCCTTGCGGCGGGCACTTGCGATACCGTCAAATCTTTCCTAGGGCGTACTGGTTTGTACACCTCCACCACCTTGTCTTTATTTTACAGAAGCACAAGGAGAAACTGCACGTGCTGGATGATTCTTTAACCGCAGACG